GCAAACACACTAGCAACACCAGCAACGGTGGTGTAGACACCAATTCCGTCAAACATCACACGAATTTTTTGTGAATTCTTGAAGCCCTGAATGTAAGTCTTAGTACGCATATCAAATTTCCTTTTCTTTTCTCAATCTCTAGACTCTAGTATACCACAATGGGCACAGTTGTCAACAACTATTTTCAATTCTGTTGTTTTTTTGCAACTGAGTACTTTGGTATTCACATTGCTCCAGTCCAACGAACATTCTGGAAAGTCCGTGCCATCGTATTTCCGCGGGCAAAATTCTTAGCGGGACTTGCCCAACCAGCCGCTTTCAAAATGTCGCCTTTAGTGAATTTGCCCAAGTCACGCAGGCACACAAACGAATGCACGGAACGACTGCCATTGCCACGACCACTAATAACCTTGATATATTTTGATCCAACTTCGAATGTCAGACCATCGCAAAATTTTTGCGCCATTTGCTTTTGAATTTCGGTGTCGGTGCCTGCCAACTCTTGCCACTTGATATAGTCAGCTTTGATGCAATCTAGATATTCATTAAATCCGTCAATCATATTGTTTTCCTCAATAAATTTGTATGTACTCATATTAATCTCCATAAAATTTAATCCATCCTCGAGCCAGCGTAGGCTTTCACACCCAACTTGGCAGTCAAGACCTTGGCGGCCGCTTGGGCGCCCACTTCTTTTGCTGTGATGCATTGTGTATGGTTGCCTGATGGATTCCACATCTGGAGTCCGCCGCCGTATGCTTTGGAGAAGCCAGCTTTGATCAACGCACGACCCATCTTGGTTGAACCTTTTTCGTAGACCGTAACCCAAGCAAAACCGCAAGCATCGCGGTCACCGTGTTTGACAAGGAAGTCTTGAGTTGCCTTAGCGGCTTCTTGTTGAGCTTCTTGAACTGCCGTTTGAACTTGATTAATCATCTTTATTTCCTGTTAGTGTTTGTTTCGCTACAGGTACTATTATACACGGTTTCTGGTATTGGTCAAGGGTTATTTTACGGAATTGTGTAAAAAAAGAGACATTTGTTGTAAAAAACAACGCCCTAGGACGGCTTTTAGGCGGCTTTTAGGGCGTGGGAGGGGTATCAGTACACTAGACGGCTGGATCCGTCCTAGACGCCGATTCTAGGCGTCTTCTTCGTCTTGTGGGGGGGGTTCTCCACGTTCTAGTCGGTGGGTGTCGCACAATGTTGAAATCCATCCGTAGTTATTAGAACGACCAGGACTGCCGCACACTTCACATGTGCGATATGACATGGACTCAGCCATGCGAATCATTCCACTCACTTCATCAGTATAGCCATTTGTGTAGAATCGCAATCCACCAAACTTTTCTTTCACTTGGCTTGCTGTGATGTGTGGCATAGGTGGTGGAACTTCATTGAACTCTGCTTTCATAATTGCTTTGTTAGCAGATTCAATCGCCCACTCGTCTGGTTCTTCTTTACCACCAAACGTAAAATACATTTGAAGTGGTCGTATATCTCCAGCCAATGCACGTTTTAAAGCACGATTGAATCGCAAGGCTCTTGCGCGTTGGTTACGTTTATGATCGACATGATCTTGAATGTTTGAACATAATACATCAAGAATATTGTACCAACCATCACCACATTCAAAACCCCAACACATAGCAGTATGTGTCATTGGTGCATGACGAAACTTAAAAATCTTTGGGTACTTCGCTACTAGTGCTTCATCCAATTCTTTTTTCATAATTTATCCAAAATGTTGTGCTAGACTAGGGGAACTCATTATACGATTTGAAATTGAATCTTTCTTACGATTTGGTTTGTATTGTTCATCTAAATTCAATAGTGGTGGTTGACCAAATTGCTTAGTGTACAAGTAAACGTGTTCTGATTCAACAAGGCTAACAAATGCACGAATAGAATATTCATTCATCTTTTCATCTGGAACTGAAATACTTACAAATCTTTGTTTCTGTGGTTGTAAGAGTGGATTGTAATGTTCAAAGAACATCTTAGACTTCTTACTTGTTGGTGTTGGCTTCGACAAATACTTATTGTGAATCAGAAGTCGCTTCTGCAAGTATGTCGCATAAGTACCGCCAGTTGGTGTACGATTCTTTTTATCGAAATATCTTCCACAAGACATGCCAATGTAGAATGTATCTTCCATTTGAAATGGCAGTACATTGTTCTTAGGCATTGTATCTACGAATGCAAAAGAGTATACCGCAAAGTCAATGTTTTTGCTCACTTCGTAGGCATCTTTCCATGTGAACCAACCTAGATGCTTTCCGTTTTCATTATATAAGTACATGTTATTTCACCTTGTCGAATTCTTCAAACTCATCCCATTCATCTTCCTTAAGATTTTGTGGGTCGATAAACTTTGTTTGGTGCTTGAACTTATCTTTTTGTTTTTTAGATTCGTCCAACTTCGGTTTCCCTTTGCGACCTTCGTCTTCATAGAAGTCGCGGAAACTAGAATATTTCTTTGTTTTGGCCATTTGTTACTCTGACTCTCCCTGAAAAATTTCCGGCAATGCTTCTTCGATAAGTTTTCGAGTGATGCCTTTGTACGTAAGTTTTTTATCTTTCACCATCAAAACCAATTTAGCCTCTTCTGGCGAAACTGTCTCAAGCATCTGAATAAACATTGTTTCTTTTTTGATAGGATTTAAATTTGCACCTTTGAGAAAATATTCAAACTTCCTAATTTCTTTAGGTAAGATATTGTGTCCCATATTTGATGGTGTATCCATGGGCTTGTATGGAGGAATTCCCACAGGCAAATCAAATATCACATTCTTATGGTATGTATATTTAAGGACAGTTTTTACTGGCGTAAATAGATTTGCAATTTGTTTTAATGCGGTTGCTCGTTTGGATGAGGGCAAATCTGAAATGTGCTGAAAAATTTCAGGCAATGTCATCTTACTGATATCAATAGCCATAGTATTAAAATTCCGTGATAGATAAGGTTAACTGTTTCATGCGGTTTTTGATAAAATAATTTAGTATCTTTTCTCTGCCGCGCTTAGGTGCATTTTCATAAGCATCAAGAATCTTATCTTGATACTCAGTCGGAATCTTTGACAGATCAATCATCAATTCGTTTCGCTTGTAATTTCTCAGCATCACTTCATCGCAGAAAGACTCAGGTTCTTCTCCCAACCACTTATTTAGCTTTTTTTCAGTTACAGGTTTCTGGCGTGCTTCTACGACAAATGTATCATCGGAAGACAGAAAATTAGGAATTCCATCACTTCTATCACCTTTAATTATATGCTCTTTTAGGAATGCTTCTGGTGTATTGGTTCGCAGGAATGCTTTTGACATTGGGCTGAATTGTTCCACATTTGCAAACTTTTGCAATTGCATAAAGTCTTTGTCGCTAGATAGAATCAGAATCTTTTCTGTGGTGGTATTATTAAGCACAACGCCAAATTTATGCACAAGAGTGGCAATAACATCATCGGCTTCAGTTTTTTCGACTTGAATAACTTTGTATGGGAAAAACTCTTTGAGTTCATCGCGCACTTTGTTTAGTGTTTCGAAAATTAGATTCCAATCATACGGAGATGCCGCACGATCTTTCTTGCGGCTTGCTTTGTAGTATGGAAAAAAATCACGGCGCCAATATTTTCTATCATCGCAACATATGACAATCTCGCCATACTCGGCTTTGAATTTCACATTGTACATGCGAATGCTATTAAGCACCATGTGGCGAATGAGATTCTCATCAATTGTGTTTGATGCATTCGAATTTATTTGCATCATCAAGTTTGAAATCATTACTTGATTCAAGTCAATCAAAATCATTTTAAGTTATCCAGTTATTACTCTAACAACAATTGTATCAGAGTTAATGCGTCCTGTCAATTCGGAAGGCTTGGTAGTCAATCCGTCCAACAGTTTCTTCAATACAACCTTGCCGCCAGATAATACTTCTTTAATCGTCACTTCAGGCTTGCGCAAACGTTTACCAGAAGACATTTCCGAGTTATAGTTTTGAATTGTTGTGCCTTTGATTGTTAGCCCCTTTGCATTATCTGCATTGTACATACCCAACAATTTAGTTTTAGTATTATATAACCACACTTGATTTGCGCCAATAATCTTTTCAGGCAGAATACTCTTCAGTCCTAATTCTGGAAACTCTTTCATGCACTTCACTTTAGCGGCAATTACACTTGGAGGTTTCTCTTTTATCTTTCGAGTTTTGCGTGTAGGTTTCTTTTCTGCACCACGATTTGTTTCAGCAACAATCGCATCATAGAACTCTTTTACTTTACGCAATTGCACTTTAGTGAAATTAGAATAACCCTCTTTGATATCAGGATCGGAAGTATTCATCACCTCTTCGAATTCTTTAGAACGTTTAATGAACACTTCACACATACGCTTTTGCACAACGGCAGATAATTCTCTACTTTTCAGATATGATTGCATATCTGGTGCAGACTTGAATCCACCAATTATAAAGTCATCAACAAGACCTTCGATTTCACCAACTTCTTCTGAAGCCTTTTCACGAATTCTATCTTGAATAGAAATGGTGGGTAAGGTAGGCGCGGCTTCAGACTTAACATCTTCTATAGATTTTTTCTTAGCCTTAGCGATAACAATTTTAAATTCTTTAACAAAAAAATTCTTAAACATTTCGGTCGGTTCATATCCCATACACATCATTCGTGCAATCCAGCCCAATTGATTTGGAACATGCACGCCAGATGCTGACACTAAAGCAATCTCTTCTTTACTTCTACCAACACTCGTCATGTATTCGATCATAAATAGTTTTGCTTTTTTATTGTCGCAAAAATAATTATACCAACCCAACGCACGAATCTCTACTTCCTTAAGATTCACAATTTCAGACTGATTAGTCCAAGAAGGTTCTGCACCGTAGAATATTCCATCCGCACCGGTGTTTATCTTCGAAAATTTCATGGTTTACTCACCTAATGTAAATGATACGGATTTAATAGAATCGTAACGGAATGAACGCCATTCGTTTTTCTCTAAGTCAACTACGGAGATTGCCTCGTCAGTTGAAGTAGTGCGAACACGTTCTGTTTTCTTTTCGTATGTTGGAATTGCAGTTTCTTGCAATGTGCATTTCATAGTACGCATTGTGCCATCTTTCTTAAGAAAGTCAACAGTCACAGGACCATATTTGAGATGGCTAACAAGCCAATCACGAAATGCTTTTTGTTCTTTTGCATCACTTGCCGCATAATTAAAAGTTGTCATATCATTCTCCATATTAAAAATATCTCTCATTCAATATATCTAGTATACACATAAACTATTGAATTGTCAAGCATGGCAATCATTCTATGGCACTATATACTTGCACAAATTCACTGGGTTCATATTGTAGTGTTGCAGACTTCAGTGTGCCCTTAAAGTCATACGTGACTTGATATCCTTTAATCACGGTATGATAGTCCTGTTGCGTCACAATATTGCATATGGGTTTCGTAGAGCCTTCAGTTTTTGCAATTATTGAAGACCCCATATAAGTATTGCTATAGTGTGTGGTGCCGTGATATCTTTCGCAATGTTTTTTTGTCGCTAAGTATGACACCTTTTCTAATATGGGAGTTTTTGATATGACCTTTGCCATATAAATTCCACTTCGAGTAGAAGAATCCTCGACAAGAATCACTTCAGCTTTTACGGAGAACGCAAAAAATAAGATTGATATAACACTATATATTTTCATTTCTATTGAATCACATAAACACTCGTAACCGCTTTAATTCGTATTGTATTTCCTGGATCATTTTCCATCTGCACTGTTCTTATCTGTCCGTAATATTCGAATGTGACATCATATCCAATAATGACTGATTTATACTCACGATCATTATAAGAAACACATCGTTGAATTGTTTTTGGAGGAGAAGTGCCGACTACTCCACCAACAACTGGAGGATAATTTGTTGAAGACAAATCTTCAACTACAGAACACGACTGGCGAACTACAGAATACACTTTTTGAACTACGATTGGCTGAAGTCTAACAACATTAGCCAAATCATATTTGACAAAATTATCACCCGAATTTTCTGACACTGAAGACGAATAATCTCCACCAATTGCAATTGAGCCAAAATTCGATGGACCAGCCATTGAACTATTTACTGCAATCATTCCCAACAAACCAATCAAGAAAAATTTCAATTTGATCTCCCCATTATTGCATTAATTAGTGCCGTCAGCCAAAATACTGAAAATACAGTTTCCCATGTCACTGGAATGTTTAGTGTTGGAAATAAACTATTCATGGCACATAGCGTAACATATGAACCAATTAGAAATAATAAAATCCAAACAAATAATGCACCAGCAATAACACCACCAGATGTTTTTTCTTGTGCAAATGTAAATGGACCAATTTTCATATAAACACTCCTATTTCATTGTTTACGCATTATAACACACCACATATGATATGTCAAAATGTATTTAACGATGGATCTAATTTGGCAATCAATTCGCGCTCACGTTGATGTGCGGGTTTACGTCCACGAATCACTTCAAGGACTTCATATTGCCATGCGGCACCAGCTAACTCACGCAATGCATTACACATTGCCCAGTTTTTGTTTTCGCACTTAGCACGACTCACATGTTTTTGCCAACGGAGTTTAACCGAACGGGTGTAGGCTTGTCCCTGTGCAACAGTCAAGCCAACATATGAATCACCAGTATCTACACATGTGACTTTGTATAGCACATGGTTTCTGTCAGAACGTTTTTTTCTCAATGTCATATAGACAGTATACCACATTATTACACAAAGTCAAGGGTTATTTCATAAAATTCTTATTTTTTGCACATTTGTTGCCGAAAAACAACAAAATCCCGCTCTGAAAAGTGCCGAAAACCCGGTTTATCATAAATAATGGTGAATGAATTATTATACGGAGACTTGCATGGTAACAAAGAAAGTTACTTCTAGAAGAAAATCGGTAGCGCCAGCCGCACCGACACCAACAAAAGACTTTCCAACAGCCGCTTTAGGGTTGGCTATGGTTATTCTTACCAACTATCAAGCCGAAGTAAAACAAGCATTATCATTAATATTAAAGACGCTAACATGATTATATTAGACAAATTTTTAGAATTCAAAAAACTACCCTACGTTCTTGCAGGAGTTATATTTCTTTGCAGTCTGGCTGTACTTAGTTGTTTTAAAAGTGCTGAAACTCAATTGAACACACTTAATCACGCAGTTTCATTTAGTAGGGCTATGATGAAATCATCTGATGACTTAACTAATTATGCAAGATATTATGTCACAACAAAAAACGAACAATGGAAAACTGAATTTAATAATGTACTTAAAGTACGAAATGGTGAATTGGCAGATGAAAATAACGTGACCAAATCATTCAAGGATAGACTCAAAGAAGTGCCGTTTTTACAGAGTGAATTAGACACACTTTTAAAAGCAGAGCAGTTGAGCAACAATTTGGCAAAAATAGAAATTGAAGCATTTGATTGGACCCAAAAGGGTAAAATTGAATTGAATGCTGATATACAAACTCATCACCACATGGCGGCACAATTGCTAATGTTTGGTGATGACTATAAGAAACATAAAAATCAAATCATTCAAACAACAAATGAATTTTATGCGTCAGTTGTGAATAGACTGCAATCACAATATTTGTTCTATATGACAACTGCATGGACAATGATAATTATTATTAATATAAGTTTAATTTTTTTAATAGTCTCTATCAAGCACAAAGAAAACATGGTGGTTGCTAGACCTAAACGAATAGTAAAAAAACCACCAGCAAAAAAACGAATAGTAAAAAAACCACCAGCAAAAAAACGAATAGTAAAGAAAGTTATTAAGGAGTAAACATGGCAGAAGTAGTATTATCGGAAAAGAAACCATTGTCACGTAGTGAACGTGAAGCAAACATCAAAGATAAAGCAGGATGGTTAATTACTGTTCTAGCCGCTTTGCTTGCAATCAATACGTACATTTCAAGTGGCAATAGCAGTAAAGTTTTGAACAATACAATTAGCGCAAACAATACTTGGGCATTCTATCAAGCAAAATCAGTTAAACAAACTCTTGCTGAAATGGCTAGAGATGATGCCGTTGATAGAAAACAATTTGATAAAGCAGAAAAGTTAACAGCAGAGATTGATAGATATGAATCTGAACCTGCAACAGGTGAAGGTAAAAAAGAACTAATGGCAAAAGCAAAAGGCCTTGAGGCCGAGAGAGATCAGATTCGTAAGTCTGGTCCTTGGTTGACATTTGCAGGTTCTGCATTTCAAATTGCAATTGTTTTATTGACAGCCAGTATTCTAGCTGTTAGTATGTCGTTATATTTTGCTAGTATTGGCGTTGGGCTTTTTGCCGCAATACTAATGAGTCAAGGTCTATGGCTTTGGCTACCAATAGTTTTATAAAGCTAATAGTCTTTATAACATGTTTAATAATTTTAAGTGCAAGTGCAGAAAAGACTAAAAAAGACGAAACGTTAAAGTGTGTCCGTTGGGGATGGACTGGTGATGTTTATGAAAGAAAAGTATACTGCTTAGAGTGGGTTAAAAAAGATTGCTCACAACGACTTCACAAAGAAATATGTAAACAGGAATAAAGAAATGATAGATCCAATCACAGCACTAGCGGGTATTACATCCGCAATCAGTATGGTCAAAAAGGCAGCCAAGGTTGCCAATGACATAGGCTCTC